ATTATCATAATCATCGTTTAAATTTTGAATAAATAACAAACTATCAGAATTATTTTTCTCATTCAACATTTCTTGACCTAGTTCAAGTGCTATAAGGTAATCACTTTCTGCAACATCATCGGAGATAAGTGACACGTCATCACTGACTATAATCTTAGATGGCTCGTCCTTGGACGTAATATCAATCTCATCTAATTTTATTGTCTTATCTCCAATGACTATAGGGTTGTTGTTGAGTAATGGCGAAGATTCATTATTAAAGGATGGCTCGCTTGAAGGCGTAAATATATTCTCATCTTTTAATAAACACAAATTATTTATGTCAACTAAACCTTGCGAATTAGTGGTATAAGTGGATGCTAAAGAATTTTGGAAAGTATCTTTTGTTATTTTTTTATCAGCTCTCATTTTTATTAATTTTTGCTTCGTAATTTTAATATCAAAAGTTTCTCCACGTGAACGCAATTCAGTAAAAGACACTGAGCATGCCTTTTGTTCATCCTTTGTCATATTCATTTTTTTCTTTAAATCATTCATTTGTTTAAACCACATAGAATTTTCTTTTTTTTCAACAATTTTTTTATCAACTACCTTGACGGATGGCAAAATGCTGTTTCCAAATTTGTTTAGCGGTTCATCAAGATTGTCGTTTGGGTCACCTTCAAGAAAAATATCACAAGGCATGCAATAATCTGCATCAGCTGATTCTTCCCCTAGCAAAGATTCTTTGTAGGCTTCCATGAAATCGTATCCAGACCTAAAACTTTTCCCACTTTCTGTATCAGGAATGTGAAAATGGTATTCTTCACAGCAAATAAACCCATACTCAAGACTCCTACACTCCAACAAATCAACCAAAGGCACCTCATCATCAGCACAAGTTACTTTAGGTTGACGCCCGACCTTATTGATCTTTCTCTTGACATAGAATGCACTAGCTTTGTTTTTCTTTGAAAAACGACTACATGGATGAGCGTGGCGTTTATTACAACCTTTTATTCTGCAATATTTAACAAATTGGTGGTCGTCAGTGTTGCTATAAGAACCATTATTTCCATTCAATTGTGAAAATGCTACAAAATTATGAGAATAAAACTGGCGAATTTGATTACATACCTCATGCATCACAAGACCATCTCTACTGAGAAAAGGATCACTTCGTACTAATTCAACAAGATCACGAAAATAAGAATTAACGTACTCAATTGCCTCATCATAAGTTGGAACAGTGATTACAATGAGTTGACCTAATAATTGTTCTAAATTAGACAACGAATAAACAACGCACACAATTTTGAATTCAACTCCAGTCCATATTAGGTCCGGGATCAACTTGCTGCTCAATAGTAAGTCTCTAGTGTAAAAATCAAAAATAGGATCTTCACCAGGACCATCCCCAGCAATATCACTTGAATACTCCTTTCCTGTTTGAACAACCTCATAATCATCATTCATAGATAAAGTGGCAAATTCACTAGCAAAGTCATAAACATCTTCAATTTCCAATGATTCTAACTCACTAACTATAGGACAAACTTCTTCCACTGTAATGTCTTTACACAAATTAGTTTCAAAATACTCAGGCATCCTTATACCGACCAACCTAATCTCACTTGAATGAATATTCTTAGCAATCTTGATTGTATTCCTCAATGGATGATTTGGTAAATGGAAATCCCTATCCTCCTTCAAATAGTCGTCCAAATCCAAAGTTCTAGACACAATTGGACCTCCAAAACTTGTGAAACTTCCATTTTTATTCCTAGTCCACTCCAATGCATACAATCTCTGATCATATTTGAACTTAGTTCTGTAATCACTCCCATGACTAATAGTTAAAGGTATTATGCAACCATTCACATACAAATTGTTGCATCCTTGTCCAAATCTTGTACCCAAAAAGCCACGTTTTTCCAAATTGTGAGGCTTAATGACTAATATATCTCTAACTTTTCTAGCATAAGAATAGCGTACAGATACAAGACCTATATTGCCAACACACAAAGAAAAATACTTAGAGAAGTCACTCATAATCTTACGCGGATTAACACACAAATCATTACAAGCTACGTAATAAGAATAAGTCTCGATATTCCCTGTATCTCTACTCACCCTATCATCGACCATCAACTTGTAATATTCCTTATAAAAAGGACGTGTTTGCAACATACTACGATGCTTTAATCTACTATATCCTGAACTCTTCACATGTCGTGCTGAGGTATACCTGACCATATACCACAAGGCAAATTGCACATATGAAATGAATTTTCCATTAATCCAGAAATTGACTTTTCTTTTTTTTATATTAGATTCTGAAGAATAATAATCATTAATTTGATCAAATAATTCTTTAACTGCATAACCTTCCATAGGCCTCCCATTACGACTAAAATTGGTGACATGCTTTCCGCTCATAGGTGGAATTTTCTTCGTAGGTACAACATGAGTAGAACTATCAATGTTCTCTTGAACCAAAAATTTACTCTTGTTGTTCTTTTTCCTTCCTAGTCGAAGTCGATTGAAGTCGTCATCACGAACTTCATCTTCAAACTTGACATCACTCGATTCTTTTGTAACAGTGTTACTACCAATCTCTTCTTCCCCAAAAAGAGCCACATTCTCATTAAAAGCTTTGTATTTATTAAAATGTTTTTTGTTATTGGTGACGGGCATAATTTTATTAGCAATATTAATTTAAATTGTTTCTTTGTGAGAAACTTATACGTCCAAAGGATTTGATTAAAGTGAGTTCATCTCACTGTTAGGGTTACAATATATGAATTATTTTTATATTTGTATATCTTTATTTTTCTTTTTGTTTGTTTTATATTTTATTTATATTTTTTTTATTTTATTTTTATTTTTATATTTTTATTTATATATATTATATTAATTACAATAAAGAAGTATAATCACTACTTAAGTACTCTAGCATAATATCGAAAGAATATTTAGCTGAAGTAGTAAGAGTAGTGAAAGAGATTTGAAGGTTGGGGTAAGGGTTTGTTGAATTCTGAAAACCATTGGAATAAAATGTTTGATTGATGAGTGCAGTATTAGTAGAAGCTGTCATACCACGACCGAAGGAATAATCACTATTAAATGCGCTAGTAGTTAGTAAATTAACCATACTGAGTCCAGATGTGGTCACTGCAGGTATGGCTACAGCTGCAGCAGTGTTAGAGCTCAGATAACAATACACAAGTAATCGATAAGCTTCATTCTTTGAAATTCCAGGAAATTCAAAGGACATGCCTGAAGTCACTTCATAAGCATTGATAGTTGCAAATATAGCACCACTTTTTCTAAAAACTTGATTTAATGTTGAAGGTGGATCAGAGAATTTAGGGGTAAAGGCAGAAGTGCCGGCAGTGACCTGGTAACCAGACCATTGCATACGATTTGGAACTTGAGGAACTAATGAAGGAACTAAACGGGGTCTCAACAACTCTACATCATATGTAATCCATAATTCTCCTAACACACTTCCTTCGGCAAAGGCTGTGGTATTCTGAACTCCGACATAAAAAGTGCCGATGTCAGTAAGATTTATGGGTTGTGACACAGTACCTGATCGAACATAATAATAAGGCTGAACATGATTAGCACATTCAAATCCATACATCATATTGCGGTGAGGTATGCTTGATACAGCATAATCAGAATTTTC